CTATTTGTAACATCGTGGACAATATTATTTTTAATCTTAAATTCATCTCGAATATCGGAGACATCCATTTCTTCAGTTTGTGAAAGTTGAACATGATGTCCTTGATTTTTCAATTCTCTAGCTTTCTGGAGAGTTTCAATTCTATTTTCTTTTGTTAATTCAAAATCATAATGTTTCTTATATCCATTTGTAAGAATAGAAGTTATTGATTTATTATCTGTATCTACAACAAGAAATCTTTTTTCTTCATTTCTCTCTCCATAATCAATTTCAATCAGAGATCCAGTATAATAGACTTTTATATTATCTCTTATAATCTCTTGCGGTTTGTGATAATGTCCAAGAAGAACATTTTTATATTTTCCTTCTAAATCTTTTATTCCTATATCGGCAACAACTGAAATACCAGAATTTAACATTCCCTCATTTAATCCAAAATGAGAAATTAGATATTCTGAACTGCTGTTCTTAATTGTCTCAATCATGTTAGAAGAATAAGGAACGAATAGAATATTTCCAATTTTTAAAGGATTTGATATGTACGTAACATTCGGTTCATATTCGATACTGGAAAGGGCTGAAACAACATTACCAATTTTTCCGGATAAATCGTGATTTCCCGAAATAATAATAAATTTCAATTCTTGATGATCTCTCAAAAATCTTAAAAAAATATTGAGGGCAATCGAATGAATAATACTTTTATTATGAAAAATATCTCCGGCAATAACTATATTTTTTATATTATTTTCAATAACATAGCTGGCAATAAAATACATTGTATTTTTTAATGAACTGAGTCTTTCTGGAAGATTAGAAGAAATATCAATCTGATCATTCGAATATTTGGATAAATGCCAATCTGAGGTCACAATAAATTTGATTATCGATCACCTCTATTTTTTATAATATGTTTCCAAATTCTTCTATTTTTTATTCTCGAAATTGTTGATTCATGAACTCCAAATAATTTTCCTATTTCTTTATGAGTTAATTCATTTTTATCTAAATATTTCCATATTTCAATAACATTTTGATCTGTCAATATTGATGCTGGATTATTTTCACCACTGAAATCAGTATGATTCTTTTTCATTAATTCTTTTGTTTTATTTGAATGGTTTTTTCCTAACATTCCCCTTGGATTATTTTTTCCAGACATTTTTTCACTCATTAATTGTTTTGTTTTATTTGAGTGTTTTTTTCCAGAATTATGTAAACTCATATGTTCAGATAAAGTCATTAATTGAAAATTATCTAAATTATTATTCAATATATTTTTATCTAAATGATGAACACATTCACCTTTCTTTATTTTATAATTGTTGAAAGTTTCAAATAATAATCTATGAATATATTTATTTTCAGGTTTTTTATTTTTATATAGACTAACAAATAAACGACCATTTTCATCCTTAGTTTGTTTTAATATTCTAACATCTGTTCCATGCCATTTTTTAAAACTTTTAATTCTCCCAAAATTAGAAACTTGATAATCTGGATATTCTTCTATATCTTTAAATATTTCTCCTTCTAAAAATAAATCATCTACATTTTCCCAAATTTCCATACTAATAATTTGTTTCTTTTCCATTATATTTCCTCAAAATTAAAAATTATTCTAAACTCTCCCAATCACCACCAAATTCGTTATTAAATATTTCGTCAATTTTTCCATTAAACTCACAAATATCAATTATTTCTTCATGTTTCCGATTATTTTCATCTTCAATTATAATATTGGTTTTTTTCAAAAATGAACAGTTTTGACAATCACTTTTACACTTAGATTCCATATTATCTCCTAAAAAAATAGGAGGGAAATTAATCCCTCTCTATTTTTAATAATTTATTTTATCTGAAAATTTACCTCCAGGATAATTTTCTTCTGGATATGTCATCTTCTTTATTGGCTCAGTTCTCACTCGCCACGATCTTCCACTAATAACTTTGTTTATTGTGCCTGTTGTTACGTCACCGACTATAGCTCTATATCTCACAAAATCACTGGCTTTCATTCCAAGATTAGCATGTAGAGTAGAACGTATCAAATATACAGCTTCATTTGTTAATTTGCTATTCGGGTGTCTCTCGCCTCGTTTAACAAAATTCCATCTTAAATTATTGATCGATGATCGACCGTTTGGATCAATCTTTTCAACAATCATTTTTGTTTTTTCGAGTTGAATTTTATTTTTTGACCCGGTAATAATTTTTCTTTCTCGTACAGGCTTAGCTATTTTGAATGACTCAGCAAGTAACCTATTGATATATCTAGTTTTACCATTCAGTGTTACAGCTTTCTGGCGATAATCTTTAACGATTATATCAAAAGGAATATCAGCTGTAACTCCCTCCCAACCAGCATTTGTATAAATTACTTGACCATTTAAATATGGCTTCAATATTTTTCCAGCTTTTGCACCTTTCCCACCGGTAACTCTCATTACATCACCATCAGGATTAATCATATATTTCTCTACTCCGGGTATTTTTATCCAAGTCATTGTAATTTCTCCTTAACTATTTTTAATTAATTCTACCATATCTCCTTCAGATATCTTCGATATATTATTTTGATCAATATATAAAAATTGAATTTCCCAATTTCTGGATTTATAAAATTTCAATCGATTATAAACTGTCCTTGAGATATCATAACAATTTATATCAACAAGATCAATAATTATAGGAATCTTCTTGTTTAAATAACTCCGCAATACTCTACCACAAATTTGTTGAATATTACTAATTGGAGATGTTAATATCAATGTGTCTTTTTCAGGAACATCAATCCCATCTCTCAATTTTCCTGGAGTCGCAAAAATAAATTGACTTTTTAAATTATCATTAGAATCCTTCTGAATGAATGTATTTTTATCATCATAATCAAACATATTATATAATTGTTCAATAAATTTGATTCTTTCGATAATAACAAATACACTTCTTAATTTGAATTTATTTAATAATCCTATTAATATGTTATTAAGTGAATTAGATTTTTTCAAAAGATTCAAATATCTAGATCTTTGGAAATTGCCACCCCAATAAATATATCCCTGACTTTTTGGTAATATATTTGAATTAAATAAAATAACACTAACTCTAGCATTCATTATTGATGACTCATCTGAATTTGGTCGGTATATTTGACCAAGGTGATATCTTAAAATGTCAGATGTTCCATCACTCCGATGAGGCGTTGCAGATAATCCAAAAACTCTTTTCGTTGGAATAAATAGTGATGCTTCTGAAAATCGTTTTGCCCCAACACTTGTATGCAATTCATCCGATATCATTATTCCGAAATTGGCATTTTTAATTTCTGTTAATAATTCTTCTCTTCTGCGTTCTAGTGCTGATATAAAGGTTTGAACAGTTGTCACAACAATCGAATTATTAAATGACTCATTTATTTTATTATTTTTCATAATGGCAATATCTTTACCCAATTCAGCAGTTGAGAATGTTTCAATTCGATCTATCCATTGATCAACTAAATTTGATCTGTGTGTTAATATCAATGTTTTCTTTCTTATTTTGGATATTGCCATAATAGAAACCACAGTTTTTCCTTCACCGGTGTTTAAATTTATGATTCCATTATTATTAGAAATCATAAAATTTAGTGTTTTTTCTTGTAAATCATTACGAGGTTTAACTCCATTTTGCATATTAATATCTATAGATAATCCATCATATCTTTTATCAATAATTTTGCAATTGATAAGTTCTTGGATTGGGTAAAATTTAGGAATTCTAATATATTCATCTTCCTCTAAATAAAAATTCCATGTCTCGATTAATGATTTATTATATATCTTAAATGTTCTGGTGAGACTGTGTTTAACAGTCTCACAAATGTCACTATATTTTTTCGGTAATAATAATGAACCTTCTCTTATAATTTCGATCATTTTTTCCTTATTAGAACGATTTATTTATCTTCGTAACACCTTTTAAAAATTTCACAATATCTTTTCATTATCATTATTTATTCTCCTTTCCTTAAATCAATTAACCACGTTAAAAGATTAACAGAATGATTTGTAAATTCTGTCACTAGAAATCCAGTTCCAAAATAATATATAATCGATGATAAAATCAACCCAACGATTCCTGAAGTTACCAGCGATATTACCATAATGGCTATAAACAACGATCCCAAAATTAATCCTAAATCTTTCTTATTCATTTTTCTTCTCCTCTTTTAATTTGCTTTGTAAACTAAAATATTATAAAAATTAACATCGTCACTATCTAAAACTTTTATACA